GTTGTGAAGTTGGGTGGAGTTGAAGTTGAGCGCTGGCCCGCAGTCACGCTTGACCCAGACGGTAGCCGTTACGTCGATGCCGTTATCAACACCTACAGCAAGTACATCCGCATCAGCGGCGTTTCGACTGCCGATGCAGATGCTCGCCTCGTCTACCACACGACTGCGGTTGACTTGGCAGGAGGCGCTGAAGGCATTGTTGGTCCTCAGGACTTTGCTGGGCGTGTTGATGCTGTCGACACCATCAGCGGTACGTTGCTCCTGAACGCTGTCGGGCAGACCTCCAGCACGGCGCTTAGCCCGCTGGTCAATAAGGCATCTGCTCGTGGCGACTCATTTGTCCTCATTGACCCGGAAAAGACCTCTGCTGATCTGAGTGATCTCCAGACCACCGCCTCCAACTTCTCTGGACTTGGTGGTTACGCCGCTCACTACGCTCCGGCACTGAAGATGGTCGATCCGGCCAAGACCGGTCCCGGCGCTATCCGCACGACCTACCCCGGAGGTGCTGTCGCTGGTCTCATGGTCCGCACAGAGGTCCAGCGCTCAGTCGCCAAGGCCCCCGCTGGATACAACGCTGAGATCCGTGGCGCTCTTGGTACGGCAATCAACCTGTCCGATGCCGACATCGGAACTCTGTACGACGGTAACCCGTATGTCAACACCTTCAAGGCCGTTCCGGGCGCTGGGGTTGTTGTGTACGGTGCTCGTACCCTGTCCCGCACCACATCGGACAAGTTCATCCCTGTCCGTCGTACGCTGAACTACTTGAAGGACTCCCTGAAGCAGTTGACGCAGTTCGCAGTCTTTGAGCCGAACGATGCCAACCTTTGGAGCCGCGTCAACATCGTGACCTCAGGCTTCCTTGCCGAGTTCTACCGCTCTGGTGGACTCAAGGGTGCTAACGCCTCCGAAGCCTTCTTCGTGGTGTGTGATTCGACCAACAACACGTCAGCATCGATTGACCAAGGGATTGTCAACATTGAGATCGGGGTTGCCCTCCAGTACCCCGCCGAGTTCATCGTCATTAACCTCAGCCAGTGGACGGGCGGCAGCAACGCTGTCGAAACCGTCTGATAACCAAGGAGTAAGCACACATGGCACGTGCATCAGTCACCGACCCGATCAGGAACTTTAAGTTCAAGGTCATTATCCAGCCCACAGGCGCGCTTCAGGACAACATGAACGCTGAAGCCACGATGGGATTCTCCGTCGTTTCTGGTCTCACCGTTCAGAACGAGATGATTGCCTACCGTGAAGGCGGCATGAACACCCATCCGCATAAGATGGTTGGTCAGTCGGACTACGGTCCCGTCACCTTTACAAAGGGTGTATTTGCTGACCAGAACGACCTCTACGTTTGGCAGCAGTTCATGCACTCATGGGCGCAAGGCGGTGGTAACAACGCAGGCTCAACGAGCAGCGCTAACGATTACCGCTGCGACATCACTGTCGCTGTTTACGACCACCCCGTTTCAAGTGGTGCGTATGCTCAGCCGTATGGGTCGAACCCAGCCGGTAACGCTACCCCCGCCGCAAAGTTGGGGTATAAGTTGTTCAACTGCTGGCCTGCTTCGTACTCGCTCGGTGACCTCAACGCTGGTGACTCGTCAATCCTCATCCAGCAGTTGGTCGTCAACCACGAGGGATTCGACATCCTCTGGTCGGATAGCGCCAACGGTAGCATTAGCGAGCAGACTCTCGCATCACTTACCTGATAACATACGTATACCAGACAACCTAGATTAGGAGTACAACATGGCTGAGTCCGACGACGCAGCGGCTATTAACACTGCTATGGCCGAACCGGTCCCGTCTATGCCGGGAGTTCCACAGGTAACCATCGAACTTATTCGCGGTATTCATGACGCTGATAACGACGTATGGCATACCGAGGCTGAGGTAAGGGAACTTACCGGAGAGGACGAGGAGTATTTGGCAGGGCTGGAGACCAAGAAGGGTCTCTTGTACTCCGACTACATGGCATCTTTGCTGGCACGCGCTGTTGTGCGTATCGGTGAACTGCCTATTGACGGTAGCCCCAAGTCAAAGGCCATCGTTAATAAGTTGATGCTGGCCGACAGGGACCTCCTGTACTTGGGTGTTGTAAAAGCCACCTACGGTGACACCCGTCTCATCAACATGGTCTGCTCCTCGTGTAAGACTAAGAACGATGTAGAACTCGTTTTGGACGAGGACTTCCCAGTTCACTACCCGGACTTTGATATCCGTAAGGGACTCAAGGTGGAGACGTCAAAGGGAGTTGTAACTCTCCGTCTACCTAACGGCGAAGATACGGTCTACGCACAAGAGAAGTCGAAGAACGATGCGGAACTCAACACCGTGATGCTGTCACGGTGTGCAATGTGGCCTAAGGGTAAGGCCCCCGAAGATCCCCTCAAGTGGGCACGCTCACTAAATGTAGGAGATCGCAAAAAGTTGATTAATAGCCTCCTTGAGGTCAAGGTAGGACCTACACTGGAGGAGGTGGACACCCAGTGTGCAAGTTGCGGAGAGGACATGCCTATCCTTCTTGACTGGGTCTCCCTTTTACTCGGTTAATCTGAAAATCTTATATTGGGAATACGAATCCATAGCCTTGCAGTACAACGGGTTTAGTCTTTCAGACATCAAATCTATGTCAGTTCGCCAACGGGACTTCTGGTACCGTATGGCTAAGTGGCGCGATAACTAGCGGAGGCTTTTATGGTAAATACACCTCAGGGTCCTGAGGCTCAGGTCGGGGAACAGAGTCTTCTCGGCAATAATGGCCGTATGCGCTCTGAGGTAAAGTCGTCCCTCCGCATCGATTCCCAGCAGTTAGGTGAACTGAAGAAGCACCTCAAGGATGCTCGTGACATCACCAAACAGTGGCGCGAGGAGATGGAGAAACTCGCCAAGGCTGCTAAGTCAATGCAGTCCTATATGGGCGGCATGGGTGGCTCTGGTGATGGTGGTAGTGACGTTGCTAGCGGCGACGGTCCTAACACGCCTAAACCACCCGAGTTTAAGAACACCAGTCAGGCACCAGCGGCAGCGCCATCAACTACATCTCGTCTGCTTTCCGGCGTATCGAAAGTCGGAGGCGCTGCTGCTGTAGCGGCCCCCTTCATTAGCGCAGGTATGGGACAGTTGGATGCCCGTATTGATAGGGGTATTGCATACGCCTCTAGTGCGGACAAGTTAAACATGCTCACGCAACAGATGACCGGCATGTCACAGATGCAGGCTATGAACCAACGTCGGGATCTCACAGATTACCGTTTGGGCGCTGGGGGCATCAACGCAGCCGTCCAGTTCGGCCTGACCACAGGGCAGACAATCACCCCTAGTATGGCGAAGTCTATTGAGGCTATCCGTACTTCAACTGGATTCAGTAAGAGCACCGCAGACATCCTTGCTGAGCAACGGCAGATGATGGACCCCACGGTTGCTAACCGGATGTTCTTTATGGGGGGCGTGAACGCTTACAACATTGGCGGAGGTATGAAAGACCCCCTCCAGATGCGTCAAGAAGTCATTCAGCGTATGGGGTTGGCTAATGAGAAAGTTCTCTCAGGTGCGTTCAACCCCGGCTCTGTAACCCGTGCTCGTATGGCCGACATGGGTATGGGCGAAGAGATGCAGACTGAAATCCTTCAGTACGCACAGCAGCAAATTGCCTTTCGTGAGAAGGGTGGTAAGGGTTTCTACGATCCTTCAAAGGCCAACCATCGCCAGATGATGGGTATTGAGGACAATCTCGCCACTCAGCAAGAAGAGACCGAGCGAGTTACCGGTTCTCGTGAAGAACAGTTCATGCGTCGACAGATCGACAACATGGCTTCTCTTGAGAAGAGTAACCAAGACCTCATCAGGGCCATGGCGTCCTTGGAAGACACCATGAGCGGATTGATCGGTAAGCGCATTAGCGGACGCCCCAAGCAGCAGATGGTCGGAGGTGCCCTCAAAGGCATCGGTGGGGCTATGGTTGCATTTGGTGGTGCTAGTGCTCTAGCCACGGGTGGATTCAGTGCTCCGGTGAGTGGTGCTATCGCTGGAATTGGTGGATTGCTCATGGCTGGTGGTGCCCTCTTGGGTGACCCCGCTGACCCAGAAGCAGAGGGAAGTTCAAGTTCTTCTCAAGCACGAAACAACAACGCTAAGTCCAGTGCTAACGACAATTCCATTATGGTTCCATATGGGTATAACGGTAACCGTATTAGCCTGTCTGAACTGAAGAACAAGCCTGACTTCAACAAACTCAATCCACGATTCAAGGACCGCCTCCTACAAATGATGCGAGTTAACCCCAACGTGGGTGTTGGTGGTGGTACTCGTGACCCATCCGCTCAGGAGACTATGTTCAAGAGCCGTTACGAGCGCACCGAAGAGGACACTGGACTCTTCTGGGATGGCTCTTTCTGGAAGCACGTTAGCGGTGCCGCAGCAGCGCCCCCCGGCATGTCTATGCACGAAATTGGACTCGCCGCTGACTTGGTTGGTGACCTTGACTGGATGAACGCTCATGCTGGTGAGTTCGGTCTTCAGCACTTTGCTGGGGTCAATAATGAGCCATGGCACGTTCAGCCTGACGACCTCCCTAGGTCTCGGTCAAAGT